GATTACGACGCATTAAGCACACCAGCACCAACACCAGCACTAGCACCAGAACCAGAACCCTAATTAAAAAAGAAAATGAGCGAAGAATTAACCAACATTACCGGGCAGGGCGAAAGCACTGACCCGGTTGTTACTCAACCAAAGGAAGTAACACTACAGGAGAAGTTAGACACTTACTATCAGATGACGGGTCTAAAACTTGATACCAATTGCCACATGGATATGGAATATTTATCTTTGTGGTATGAAACGAAGTATCTGACAAAAGTAGTTTACAGGTGGGCAATGAAGCCCGGTGCGCGTATCGTGCATTACGTGGATGGCGTGGTTTACAAGTCAGCGAATATGACGGACGAAATAGCCGAGCGACTTATGAAGGAGAACCCGGCATACGCAGAATGTTTTGTAGAAATTAATAAAGAATAGCATCATGATAGGTTACAGCCGAATAGCATTATTAGTAGAAAAAGCGCTTAAGCTTTCCGCGAATACGGGCGATAGAGTGATTAACTACGGAGAGGGAAACCTTTATCCGCAGGAAATTGCAGAACTCATATACGCGTCAAAGACAGCGAGCGCCGCCGTCGAAAAAATGACGGAAAATATAATATGTGAGGGGTTCAAAAACAAGGAATTCGCGGAAATGACGAACGGCAACGGCTGTAACATGAACGATGTGTTAGAAGCTACGGCAAACGACGTTGCACGTTTTAAGGGTTGGGCTTGGATAGTGCAGTATGGTTTAACGCCAGCAGGCTACCAGCCCAAAAACGTGTACAACGTTCCGTTTGAATACGTTCGTGCCGAGATGAACGACAATTATAAGAATGACCCCACCGTAAGGAGCTGGCGAGTGTTCAACAACTGGGAGAAACAGAGCGTAAAGTCAACAAGTGTTAAAGGTAACTCTGTTGTTTACCCCACATTCAACCCCGAAAACTTCGCGGCTGAAGTTGAGGAATGCGGAGGTATCGAGAACCACAAGGGGCAACTTTTGTATGTGAACCTTAGCACTACCCGACCTTACCCTATTAGCACGTTCCACGCGGTACGTAATGAGATGGGTGCGGAGGACAAGAACGGGCGATATGTTAACCGTACTTTGGGACGTGGTTTCCACATGTGCAGCATTGTTTCACACGGTGATTTCGAGACCGAGCAGGCTCAACAAGAGTTCCGCGATACGTTGTCCGAGATGATGGGTAGTGAGAACGCCGGTTCAGTTCTTACCGTTCGAGACGAGAACGTAGCCACGGACAAACCGTTTATCAAGGTAGACCAGTTAGGCAGCCCGATAGATAGGGAGCTGTACAAGGCTTATGTGGAACCGTTACGAAAGGATATCGCGATAGCTGCGTATAACATCCCATTGCCTCTTATTGATAGCTCTCTTATGACCTATTCTAACGCTTCGGGCGAGGTTATAAAAGAGCTGCAAAAGGTTTATCGCAATAGCTTGCAAAAGGTACGGCAACGTATTTCGCGTGAATTATACCAAGTATTCGGGGTTGACCCGTCAGTAACTGAAATTGAAAATAAATTTGACGAAGAAGATGGCATACCCAATTCAGAAGTTCAGAACGCTGTTTGAAATAGCGACGGACGTAAAAGATAATAAGATAGAGAAGGCCTTCTTCGAGGCCGACCTATTGGATATATTGCCCCAGGTGGGTGTGATGTACGACGCCATCCCGGACGAGTATATCGCAGACGGCGCGGACTTCGCGGGTGCGGAAAAGGTTATAAGTTACTATGCCTTTGCCCGTTATTTGCAGATTGCCGACCAAAACAGTACGACCACCGGGATGAAAATTCAGACGTACGGAGGCTCGATAGTCGTTCCCGATACAAGTAAAGTTAAGAGGTTTGAAGCTGAACGGAGCAAAGCCGATTTATTTTTAGAACCCTTGATTTGCCGTATGAAAAAAGACGGGTTTATAAAGGTATGTGTGGTTCAGAATTCACGTATAGGTCTTATCAAGTGATAGAAAGTTTAGCAACTCACTTCCGAATGTTTTTCGCTGTTACCGTTCTAACAGTTGTTTCGGGTGTGAGGGACTTTATGTTTATTGTTGTGATAGTGACAGCCCTCAATTGGTTAGCCGGGTATCTCGCAGACCGGCAAAAGGGCAAACCGTATCAGCACAAAAAGACAATGCAGGCCGTTAAAGAGCTTTTTCTAACGAGTGCGACATTGTTTTTTGTTGCCCTTACGTGTGACATGTTAGAACCGGGCATTGATTATAGGTTATTGATTAAGGGCCTCACGGGTATATTCCTTATTATATACGCGAGGAACATAACCAAGAACCTACGTATTATCCAACCGTCTAATGAGTTTATAAAAGTGCTGAATAGTATTGCTAATAGCAAGTATTTCAGCCTCAAAAAGAAGATTAAAGACGGTGAATATGATTTGCCCATAGAAGAAAGGAAAGAAGATGGCGAACAGCAGTAAATTAATACCGTTCATCCTACAGTGGGAAGGCGGTTTTGTTAATGACCCCGACGACTTAGGGGGTGCAACAAACAAAGGTATCACTATAGGCACATTCACCGAATACAAGAAGCGGAAGGGGCAAAAAGCCCCAACCGTCAACGACTTGAAAAACATATCGGATGCCGAATGGCACGACGTATTCAAGTCCTTGTACTGGGATAGGTGGAAAGCTGATGAGATTAAAAACCAATCAGTAGCCAATATCTTAGTTGATTGGGTTTGGGCTTCGGGGGTACACGGCATTAAAAGGCCTCAAAAGCTTTTGGGCGTTGTAGCCGATGGGTTGGTAGGGCCAAAGACTATCGCAGCCATTAACGCAGCAGACCCGAGAAAGCTGTTTGACGCTATCAAGGCAGACCGGGCGAAGTTTATCGACGAGATTTGCAAGGCACGCCCGAAAAACGAGAAGTATAGAAAGGGCTGGATGAACCGTATTAACGCAATCAAGTATGAATAGCCTAAAGAAAATCATGATATACGCTTTTGCTATCATGGTTGTGATAGGTGTCATATCCAAGTTGGTAGATACCGTGAAAAAGCAAAAGGCCGAAATAGAGCGCCTGGATAGGAATATAGACGCGATGAACGAAGCCGAAGTACAATACATATCAAAGTTGGGCGATGCCGCTGTGAAGCGTAAAGCCCTGGAGTTATCCGCGAAGGAGCTAAAGAAGCAGAACGCAGACCTATATAAAGAGGTGAAGGCGCTTGACGTTCGATTGAAAGATGCGCTTTCAGTTAGCAAGGTAGTAACAAAGACAGTGATTAAAGAGGTTGTGAGAACCGACACGATTAATGGGGTGACAGTAGCCGAATACCGCGACCCGTGGAACACGATTAGGTCAGAACAAAGAGGAGACAGCACGGAGTTATCATACCAAGGTAATGACACGATAGTGGGGGTAATCTCTATTAGAAAGAAACGATTCCTCTTTTTTAGGTGGGGTGTCAAGTCGGTAGATTACGACGTTTCTAACAAAAACCCCAAAACAAAAGCAAACATAAGCATAGCTGTGAAGTTTAAGTAAAACACGATTTAAGGGTGCGTTCTTCGGAATGTGCCCTTTTTTGCGTCTCAAACTGTGCCACTGTGCCAGGCACGGTTTTTAGGTGGCACAGTCTTTGTCTCACTTAACTTGCTGTATTATAGTTATTTATAGAGGTGTGCCAGGTGAGACAGTGAAAATGGTATAACACTTTATTTTGGGCATTATTGAAATTTACCCCCTCTACTAAATATTCGTAGTATAGTAGTATTTTATATATTCCAAATAAAGTTATAGGAAAACATCAGCCTCACCTGGCACAATCAACTTTTTCCGTTGTAACGGCTTGGTTTGTAGCGCATTAAGTGAGACAGCGCATTTTCGAGGGGTGGCACAGTCCGAAATCTCATTTTTTAAATGCCTGGTTTTCAACGTTTTAAGTGAGACAGAGCACTTTTATTCTTAAATGATGTTAACGGAATGTACAACCTATTGATAAAAGCCGTATATTTGTAACGTTGAAAGGGAGAAACCAAGGTTTACTCACCTAGCGGAAGGTCACCGAGACATTAAAACGGAGATAAACGATTAAAAAGTAGAATTATGAAAGCGATTAACTGTATTTTCAGAGAGACGATTAAAGAAGGTAAGTTCGAGATGAAAAGCCATATCCTTGTATTCTTGGACGATAACGGTACGGAGCAAAGCGCGCCTTTCACAGAGGTACGTTTCGACGGGCATTTCGACAGCTACCAGTTCGAGGGCGTATCCTATAGATTCATGCAACCCATGCTGGAAGCGATATATAATAAAAAACGTTAATGAATGAACCAACGTATTTGCAAAAGCGTTATATTTGCATCAACAATTTAAAAAGATAAAGTTATGAAAGAGCAAAAGTTTATTATCGACGAGGTGAAAAAGCACTTGCAGGCAAGCGCGAGGAAGAACAAATACCAAGTTATTGACGCGGTGCAAGAAATGCCTACGTTCGAGGGTTTTATATTCTCTTACTATTCTCAAAGGCTGGATGGCACCCGATTCCCAGTAGATGTTGAAGATATGTATATCAACTGCGATGAGTGGGACGAGTTCTATAATGAGACGGTGGCCAAGGTTGCACAAGCCATTTTGGAAGCCTAACAAATCAAAGACGCATAAATTAATTAGAACCATATAAAAACAAAGATTATGAAAGTTACTACATTTGAATTTGACGGGAGAGACGAACAAGAAGTTATTAATGTTACTAAGATGTTGAAAGAACTACTTTCGGGCGCCTCTGACGACGTTTCAGTAGAAACGCATGTAATTACACCTAAAAAGGAAGAAAAGCCCGTAGCGGTCAGCAAAACAACGTCTACAGCCGTGCCGACATTCAGCGAGCCAGCACAACCCGTAGCACCTACGTTTAGCGAGCCAACGAAGACAGCCACCCCGAAGAAGAAAGCGAAGCCCGAACCCGCAAAGGCAGAAGAACCAGCTAAGGCAGAAGAACCAGCTAAGGCAGAAGAACCAGCTAAGGCAGAAGAACCAGCTAAGGCAGAAGAACCAGCTAAGGCAGAAGAACCAGCTAAGGCAGAAGAAGAAACGAAGAGCGAAGCACCTACTTTGAAGGAGATGCAAACACTTGTTATATCAAGTGTTAGAACCGGGCACGTTACCCGTGATGAAATGGCCTCTATCTTATTGGAGTTCGGGGGTACGTCTCTGTCATCAGTTAACCCTTCCAAGTATGCTTTACTTAAACAACGTATTGAAAATTACCCCCTGACGAGATGAAAGAACAAATAAACCATAGTGAGCGCGAACACGCGCTCCTATCGCCAAGCAGCTCACACCGTTGGATGTATTGCACACCGTCTGCGCGGTTGGAAGAAAACATACCGAGCACGGGAAGCGCGGCATCGGAAGAGGGAACAGTAGCTCACGAGTTGGCAGAGCACGCAATAAGAAAGTATTTGGCTGGTGAATACACCCCATTACTTGACGAATTGCCCGTACCTAAAGAGATTGCGGAAAACAAGTATTACAGCCCCGAGATGGATAAGTACGTAACCGACTACGTATGCTATGTGTGCGACGTTTACGAGGCCATAGAGGGCGCGGAAATGAGCATAGAACGAAAGTTCGACCTAACAATGTACGTACCCGAGTGTTTCGGTAGCTGCGACTGTGATATAGTAGGCAAAACAGTCCTAAACATCATAGACCTTAAGTATGGGAAGGGCGTGCAGGTGGAAGCCGAGAACAACACGCAATTAATGCTCTATGCACTTGGCGTTCTTCGTTCCCTACCGCCCGAAAAGCAGTCTAAAATAGAACTGGTACGTATGCACATCGCCCAGGTACGTTTGGGACATTTCCCGGTATTCGAGATGTCTGCACGAGACCTCACCCACTGGGCGATACACGTACTAAGACCGACGGCCGAAAAAGCATTTGCCGGGCAAGGAGAAACGAGGGTAGGTTCTCATTGTAAGTTCTGCAAGTTCAAAGCCCAATGCCGGGCGCAACGTGATGCACTTGTTAACGAGTTCGAGACCCACGGAGAAACCAAAGCCCTATCTTTAGAGGAAATTGGGGAGATACTTAATAAGGCGGATATGTTTACCGATTGGCTATCAGCAGTTAAACAGTTTGCGATGTCCGAGGCCTTAAGCGGCAAGCACGTTAACGGGTGGAAGCTGGTGGAAGGCAGGTCGACACGGGTCATTAAAGACGAAGCAGAGGCGTTAAAACGACTAACGGAGGCAGGTTTTGACCGGGAAACCCTTATCAATACGAAGATAAAAGGCATCGGAGACCTGGAACGAACCGTGGGAAAGAAGCCGTTAACGGTTCTACTGGACGGTGTAATAATTAAGCCCCATGGCGCGCCAACGCTCGCACCGGAAAGCGATAAAAGAGAACCGATACAACCTACTTTGGATATGTTTGAGGAATTAAATTCATAAAAGAAGTTAACGAAAGAACCAACCTATCAGATAAAGCGTTATATTTGCATTATCAATTTAAAAACAAAACGATATGAAAAGTAACAACGGTATTCTAACAGAGAAAGAGATTCAAGCAAGAACAAAGTTTTGGAACAAAAAGCAATTCCGCACATGGACTAACAAGGAACTTGAAAGAACCTCTACAGATATGCAAAAACTTTTGGTAGCTCTAAAGGAATTCAGTATGGACGAGATTAAAGCTATTAGAAAGTTAGACGGATATAGCTTTAGAGTGCATGGGAAAAATGACCCGAAGTATATCGTATGGTCGGCATACCAAAGGGATTTAGATTACGCTATTTCGATAGCACCGAAAACTTTTAAAGTTAAACAAGGTTAACAGAGTAAACAACTTATAGATTTATTTGTTATCTCTGCAACACCAAATTAAAAACGGAACGTCCGAACCGATTAGAGGACAAAAAGAAAAAAAGTGTAATATGAAAGCAATGATTAAAAACGCGAGATTGAGTTATGTACGTGTATTTGAAGCATCACAAATTAACGGACAAGGAGACGCAACGTATAGTGTTTGTCTACTTATTGACAAGAACAGCCCGGAAGTTCCGAAGATTAAAGCCGCCATTGAAGCCGAGCGCGCAACGTTTAAGACTAAATATCCTAAACTCGCAGGCAAAGACCCCAGGACATGGAACGGCCCGTTAAGAGATGGCGACGAAGAAAAAGACGGTGCAGAATACAAGGGTTGCTACTTTATCAACGCGAAGCGTAAAGAGGCACAAGGCGCGCCTATCGTTATCGACGGCCGTAAACAGTACATAACAGACAAAAACGAGGTGTATAGCGGATGTTACGGTAATGTAGCTGTTTCCTTTTACACTTATGAGTTTACCGGGAAGTACGGCGTAGGTGTGGGTCTGAACGGAATACAGAAGACGGCAGACGGTGAACGTTTGGATGGTGGAACAAGTCTTGACGATTTCGATACGGTGGATATCGACGAGAACGACGATTTGTTTAAGTAACCCTTTCGGAGTAAAAAAAAAAACATTAGTAAGAACGTGGGGGCGTAAGAGCCCCCACAATTTTAAAAAGCAAAAATGGGAAAAAGTGATTCATACATAAACGCGCAGGGGGTTAGAATTTCAAAGGCAACGGGCAAACCCGTGAAGAAATATACAAAGAGAGATACCGCGTACTGGAACGCACGCATGAACGGCCCTACCGTACCGGAAAGCGAACCTATCGAAGTAGTGGTAGACCCTGTAATAGCAGAGTTTCAAACACTGTACACAGAAGAAGAGATACGAGGTATCATAGACCTAAAGAAAGACAGCGCGCCTATCGAACTGGTGGAGATTCACGCAAAAGCTAAATCAGCGCTTGACGAAAGTAACACGGGCTTTTTGATAGCCAGTGACTGGCACGCGGATGAGGTTGTTAAGGCCTCCACCGTTTTAGGCAAGAACGAATACAACAGAGATATAGCGGAAAAGAGAATAAAGAACTTTTTCTCAAACGCTATCTATATGGTTAAGAAAAAGCCAGTAGATAACCTGGTAGTAGGTCTTATTGGTGATATGATAGGCGGATATATTCACGACGAACTGGCGCAAACTAATAGTATGTCCCCTATGCAGGGTATACAATTCGTAAAGACACTGGTAATATCGGGGCTTAAGGCTATCCACGACGAACTGCCAGACCTTCAAAAAATAGTAGTTGTAGGCATATGTGGAAACCATACGAGAACAACAAAGAAAATGCAATTTGCCAATGGTTTCGCCATGAACCATGAATATTTCATGTACAAGGATATTGAACAAACCCTAACACTTATGGGGTTGACAAAGTTTGAGTTCATCATTCCCGAAAGTGAGTTTGCATACCTGGATATATACGGCAAAAGGATTTTATTCTGCCACGGACACCAGTTTAGAAGCGCCGGCGGCATCGGGGGCATATACCCGAGTATGTTTAAATGGTATGCCAAGCTTAACCAAACAATTAAGATAGATAAGGCGTTCATAGGGCATTATCACCAAATGATATACACTAAAGAGGTTTGTGTGAACGGTTCTCTGAAAGGCTTCGACGCGTTCGCAATGGGCCACGGGCTGGCATACGAAGAACCCCAACAAACATACGTTATTCTGAACGAGAAGCGAGGTTTTATTTTCTACTCGCCTATTTTTGCCGACTAAATAATAGGGCTATCAATTGTTAAATAATTGCAATTGATAGCCCTTTTTCTTGTTTATCCAAAACATTTACCTACCTTTGCCGTTGTATTAGTATAAACAATTAAAACCAAAGAATATTATGAAAGTTACAACGAAGTATTTTATAGACTAGGTGTATAACCAACCGAGCGGAGCTAATTATTATCACACATTAGTGAGAACCCGAGACAATGCGATATTGTTTAGCAACCCTAATTTGCAATTGATTACGCGAAAAAGATTCTATGCATTAATTCAAAAGACTTATGTATATTATGAAACATTTATTTATAGACTTTGAAACCTATTCCGAAACAGATATTAAAAGCGCTGGCAACTACAAGTATTGCGAAGACCCGGCATTTGAAATATTGTTGTGCGGTTATATGTGGGACACCGACACGGAGGTATCAATAATAGACCTTACAACCCCCAACGGGCGTACAGAGTTTAACGAGTTGTTCACCTCTGTAGCCAATGACCCGGAAGTAGTTATAGTGGCCCACAATGCTACGTTTGAGCGCGTCTGTTTGAAGGAATACGGCTTTGATATAAGTCCTATGCGATTTTTCTGTACGGCTAACATGGCGCTCTATTGCGGTATGCCGCCATCGCTTGACGCGGTTTCGCAGATTCTCGATTTGCAGGATAAGAAATTAGGCACGGGAAAAAACCTTATCCGATATTTCTCCGTTCCTTGTAAACCTACCAAAACGAACGGCGGGCGTACCCGTAACCTTCCAGAGCATGACCCCGAGGCATGGAACGAATTTATAGAATATCTCCGCTATGACGTGCTTTCTGAAAAGGAAATATTCGGAAAATTATCTCGGTTTGACTTCCCAGAACTGGAGCAGCGCATATACGCAGCAGACCAGCGAATAAACGACTACGGAATACGTGCCGATTTACAGTTAGCAACGGCCGCCCGGGATATGGACGAGGAGTATAAACAGAAGTTAGCCGAGATAGCGGAACAAAAGTACGGCATCGGTTCTCTAAAGTCCATGCCCCAACTAAAAGAGTTCATCAAGAAACGTACTGGAGTAGTTGTTTCGTCGCTAACCAAGGGAGTGATAGAGGATGTTATAAAAGAGATTGCGAGCCTTAAGAACGTCCCGGAAGCAGACAAGCAAGCAGTATTAGACGTTATCGACCTACGCCGGGAAATCGGTAAGACATCCAACGCAAAGTACACCGCCATCCTTGCAAGTGCAGGACGAGGAGACCGTATTAGAGGTTTGTTTAGGTATTACGGTGCGAACCGTACCGGACGATGGGCTGGGCGCTTGGTTCAGTTGCAGAACCTACCGCAAAACCATATCGAGGAGCTGGACGAAGCGCGAGACCTGGCAAAGTTGCATGATTTATCACTAATGGAGCTAATGTACACTAAACCTACACACATTCTATCCCAGCTTATACGTACCGCGTTTATCGCCCCCGAAGGTTATACCTTCTCCGTGGCGGACTTCTCCGCGATTGAGGCACGTGTAATCGCGTGGGTAGCCAATGAACAATGGCGGTTAGAATTGTTCAAAGACCCTAAAGCCGATATATATTGTGCTTCCGCTTCTAAGATGTTCGGTGTGCCCGTCCATAAGGGGGACGAGCTAAGACAGCGCGGAAAGGTTGCCGAACTTGCATTAGGTTACGGCGGTGGGGTTAACGCCCTTACTACAATGGACACCAAGAAAGCGTTAACGGAAGAAGAAAAGCCTCAAATACTGTTAAAATGGAGAGAAGCTAACAAAAAAGTAGTATCTTTGTGGAAGTCTTTAGAGAATGCTGCAAAAACGTGTATTGGAACACGCAGGCCGCAAACGTATGTTATTGACGAGTTTTCCTCAATAGTATTCAGATACGAAGGTGGAGTAATGACTATAGAGTTACCATCGGGGCGAAAACTTTTTTACCCTTCCGCACGTTTAAGTAGTAGAACAGTATCGGGCCCGAACGGAGAGTTTGATGTGCAGGATATTTCCTACATGGGACAAGAGCAAACCACGGGCAAATGGGCGAAGTTACACACCTACGGAGGCAAGCTAACGGAGAACATTGTGCAGGCCATAAGCAGGGACTTGTTGGCAAACGCTATTTTCAAGGTTTTCGATATGGGTTATAACATTGTTCTACACGTTCATGATGAGATAGCCGCGGAAATACCTAAAGACGGGAACGAAGAATTAACGCTTAACGCGATGATAGATGCAATGTGTGAAGCGCCAAGTTGGGCGGCTAACATCCCATTGCGAGCGGCCGGTTACATAACGGAATATTATAAAAAAGATTAGGAAATGGAATTAAAAAAAATGACTTTTAAGGTTGCGACCGCTACTAACGCGAAGTCGGTAAGTTGGAAGAACCGTACCTACACATGGGAAGAACTTGCAAAGAAGTTCACCAGTGCGAAGGTAACGGAAGAAACATACCGCGAGTTCATGGCAGCGAGCAAAGCCGAACAAGGAGCGATTAAAGACGTAGGCGCATTCATGGGCGGTGAATTATTCGGTAGCAGGCGAAACAAAAACAACGTAGGCGAGCGTTCGCTATTGGCGCTTGATATCGACTACGGAGAGGCTGACTTCCCGGAGCGTTTTTTCGCAGCTATCAATTGTGCCTGCATCATACACGGGACACATAAGCATAACCCGAAAGCAGGTGTGTTGCGTTATCGCGTTATTATTCCGTTGTCCGAACCCGTGGACGGTGAGCAGTACGAAGCTATTGCCAGGAAGGTTGCCGAGATTACCGGGATAGACTTGTACGACCGAACGACCTTTCAGCCCGAGCGATGTATGTTTTTCCCCTCCGTGTCCCGAGACGTAGACTATGATTACACCGACTATTCACAGTTATGTGAAACCCCTTTGGACGTGAACGAATACCTTAACATGTACGAAGATTGGCACGACACGACGGAATGGGCATACCACAAGGATGAGAAAGGCGAAGTACGTACCTTTGTTAAGGAGCAGCAAGACCCTACTTTAAAGGAAGGTACGGTAGGCGACTTTTGCCGGGCGTACACCATTTCAGAAGTTATCGCGGAATACTTGCCGGACGTTTACGAACCGACCGACCAGCCGGACAGATGGACGTATAGCGGCGGTTCTACTTCGGGCGGTATGCTTACTTTCAACGATATGTTTGCATACTCATTCCATAACAACGACCCCATCCAAGGTAACCACGTGTTTAATGCCTACGACTTGGTACGTGTACACAAGTTCGGCAAGATGGATAAGGGACAAGACCGCACGAAGTCAACAGACGCGATGAACGAACTTGTAAACAAGGACGCGAAGGTAGCGGAAATGCGTGCGTCCCGTTTGCTTGCAAAGACTACCGAGGTTATGAATGACTTCGAAGAAACCATTGAACCCGAAGAGGTTCACGACAATTTGCCCGAGGTATCATTTGAAAAGGTGATGGCGGAACTCGAAGTAGATAAAAAAGGTAATTACTTGTCGAGCGCAAAGAACCTGGGTTTAATACTTAAGTACGACCCGAATTTAAAAGGGCTGATAGCACGAGACCTATTTAAAGAACGCAGGGTAGTTACCCGTACCCCTATATGGAGACCGAAAGACAGTAGTACGGACTTTCAAGACGTAGACTTTGCAGGGGTTAGAAAGCATATTGAAGACGTTTACGGCATCAGTAGCTCGTTTAAGGTGGATGATGCTATCTCACTGGTTGCCGAGATTAATTCTTTCCACCCGGTGCAGAACTACCTAACTAATTTGGAATGGGACGGTACGGAGCGCGTAGATACCGCCCTAATCGATATACTCGGTGCGGAGGATAACATATACACTCGCGAGGCTTTTCGTATCATGATGGTAGGTGCGGTTAAACGTATCTTTCAAAAGGGTTGCAAGTTCGATAGTATGCTGGTTCTACAGTCAGACCAAGGGGCAGGAAAAAGTACATTCCTTAAGATGCTGGGTAAACAGTGGTTCTCCGATAGCTTGTCAACGATGGACGGCAAGACAGCGTTTGAACAATTGCAGGGTAACTGGATATTGGAGATTGCCGAGTTGTCAGCAATGAGACGTTCAGAGGTGGAGATGGTTAAGAATTTCATCACCAAGACCGAGGACAGCTTTAGACCAGCGTACGGGCGTGTAACAAAGAACTTTCCGCGTCAATGCGTTTTCTTTGGGACAACCAACAAGGACGAGTTTTTGAAGGACGCAACCGGAGGGCGTAGATTTTTACCCGTACGTGTACGTGCCAACGAAAACACCCATCTTATCTTTGAGGCCGATTTCCCGGCATACGTAGACCAGTTATGGGCGGAAGCCGTTAACATGTATTTCCGCGGTGTGTCTACGTTGTTGTCCGCAGAAGCGGAGGTAATCGCAGAACAAGGCAGAGAGGAACACTTCGAGACAGACCCACGTACCGAAGCCGTTGCAAAGTATTGCGACATGTACGTGCCCGCCAACTGGGAGAAAATGTTTCCTTTGGAGCGTCGCATGTATTACGAGAATTACGACGAGGACGAGATAACAAAAGAGGAATGCGTACAGATGGACTTCGTTAGCGCTACGGGCGTGCTGGTTGAGGCTTTAGGCTTCGAGGTAGGAAAGATTAAGGCCCGAGACGCTTCCGAGATTAACGACATACTGAGCAAGTTACCCGGGTGGGAGCGTAGCAGACAGAGGGTGAAGTCATACGGACAACAAAGAGGTTTCAAAAGAATTGTTAACGCAGACGTCGATACCAAGTCTGAAAGTTAACGACTTGTTAACAGATTGACTAAAATAGGGTTTATTCTTAAACAGTGTTAATGAAATATACAACGTATTGGAATAAACCCTATATTTGTAATGTCAAAAGGAAATAATAACAATTTAAAAACAAAAGATTATGAAAACGTTTGAATTTAACAGCGAAATTATCACTATTGAAATAGCCGGTTACGGCCAATATACATTAAGAGGCTTAGATAATTCTGTGCATTGCTCTGACGCCGAGATATGGGACTGGTGCGATGACGATGAAAATGAGGAGAAGCATTTAAATGCAAAACAAGCCGCCTACAATATGTTAAAAACCAATTGATTAAACAGTTTAAAAACAAAAGATTATGGAACAGAAAGAATTAGTAGGAAAGAGAGTATTAGTTAGATTGGGTGCTTTGCCGGGAGAAGAGCAAGAACAATGCGTAACCGAACCAGTATTCGAGAGGTTTTCAATTGTGGAAGTCGTGGGGTATGTCTCGAGTAACACATACCAGGTTATTATAGACGGAAAGGGCTTAGGGTGGAGGGCCACTGCTTTAGGAACCGCGGACATAATATTTAAGGCTGCAGAAACGTACTGGCTTGTGAATTTAGATAATATTGTAGGAATTTTAAGATAACAAGATTATGAAAAGTGGAAATTTTATCAGACTGGAATTCGTAGTTAAAGGTGAATTACAAGTGGAGTTTATCAACGTTGAACACGTATCGCGTATTATGTACGCAGGTGACAAACCGTTTATTGGTATGCTGGGACAGACCTACACGCGCCAAATCACAGAAACGAGCTTGCATAAACTATCAGAATGTATTAACACAGAAAACAATAGATTAGAATGGTTACTATCTTAAAAGTTATCGCAGTAAACGCAGGGGAACGTACCTCTTATTATCCAACCCCTGGCGATGGGGTGTTTCCAGCCGTGGAAGAGGCACGGGAGTTCTATAAAAATGAGTTCAAAACAAATAAAATAATATTGTGTTATGTCAACAAGTGAAAACGTACAGAGTTACAACGTAGGTAAGTCCGATTATGCAAAGCACGCTATACAACCGTGGGACATTTGGAAAGAGTATAACCTCAACCCCTGGGACGCGGATATAGTGAAACGCGTTCTCCGAACCAAGGAGGGAGAGGAACGGACGCTTGACTACGAAAAGATTATCCACATATGCAAATATCGCATTGCGGAGCTATCTAAGGAAGTTTCAAAGGAAACCAAGGTAGTTGCACCAGCCGAGGCAGAAAAGCCCGTAGAGGACGAGGAAAGCGATGATACAACGGTATTTTGCTTGGACGAGACAATGAGGCCACCAATGCTCTATATAGAGGGCGCGAAGTGGAACGGTAAGTATGCCGGTTACTCGGTGTTTATGGTTGGTGATGTACCCTATATGTATTTGGGCGTCGACGCGGTGGGCGGACACTTGTACGTAGACCTTTCGGGGCATTGGTATTACACCGAAGATAAGCATCTACCGAATAGAACGTTCAAGCTAAAGGATAGCCTATATTCCGGCAATCACAGAAGCTCGCTAAAGATAGGGTACGTAGGTACGCTCTACGAGAAGCACGACTATATAATAACGTGCGACGGGCGGCTATTCCGCTACTTCGGTATGGGAGGCGGAAAGTTTTACTATCGCAATGTGTCGGCAAAACGTGCAGACGGGACGTACCCCGAGTTCATAAGCGTTTCTAAGTTAGAAAATAAAGCAATTCAATTTACGTTATAATAATGAGGGATATAATAAGTGAAAAAGATTTAGAGCGTACATTTTCCGAGAAGCTTAACCGAACAAAAAAAGTGTGGGTAATAAAATTATTATCCACCTTTGTAAAGGGTTTGCCGGATAGGATGATACTTTGCCAGGGTGGGTACGTAGGCTTTGCCGAGATAAAGACCACCGGGAAGAAGCCGACAAAGATACAATCCTACATCCACGAGAAGCTAAGGGCGCTCGGCTTCACGGTATTTGTTATCGACGATTTGGAGAGCAGGGACAACGCAATAACTTTCTTCTTGAATAAAGTTAAGGAAATAACCAACGTATCGCAAAAACCATTATCGTTGTAGTATCAATTTAAAAACAGAAAATCATGAAAAAAGGAATTAGAAATGAGATTGAATACCGTTTAGGGTTGTACTTCAGCTTAAAGAGCGGGGCGATGTATGTACGCGATAAGAAGTACGGAGATGAGGAACAAGTAATGAAACAACTTGAAGACGATATAACCAAAGACGTTATTTTCCTTTCCCGTAAACAACTCGGAGAAATTCCCGAGGAAAGAGATTTCAAAAGCATTTGTGTGTTCTATAAAACAAAATTAATGAAGTAATAAAGCTATGGTAAACTATATAGATTTAAAGTTAAAGTGTATCGCAGGACACACCGAAATAGTAATCAACGGGCAGCGCATCAAGTGCGCGGCCGATTACGATAGGGTATTAGCGCATATAACACCAGCGGCTCTCCATGAGTTTAGCACCCAGTTATCAATGATAAAAGCAATGCTATGTTAGAGAGAAAGCAATTACATGAATACCAAGTGAAGGGAGTGCAACATATTATTGACAACGAGTTTTGCGCGTTGTTCCTTGATATGGGTTTGGGTAAGACAGTAACAACCCTAACCGCCATCAAAGACCTTTTGGACAATTGCATTATATCTAATTGCCTGGTAATAGCCCCGAAGAAGGTAACGCAGGTTACATGGAGCGACGAGATTAAAGCCTGGGAGCACCTTAAGGACTTGACTATATCAGTCATAGACGGTACGGTTAAACAGCGCCGGGAAGCCTACGAGAAGAAAGCGGACATATACGCAATTAGCCGTGATAACATTGCTTGGCTTGTAATGGAGTTCGGAGGTATAAAGTTACCCTATGATATGGTTGTTATCGACGAGCTTAGTAGTTTCAAAAATTACGCGTCAAAGCGTTTTAAAGCCCTTAGAAAGGTGCGGAAGTTCATACCACGTGTAGTAGGCTTGACGGGTACACCATCGCCAAACGGGCTAATAGACCTATTTGCGCAAATGTATTTGATAGACCAAGGGGAAAGACTCGGTAAATCAATCACAGCATACAGAGATAGGTTTTTCAGACCCGATAAACGGAACGGTGATATAGTGTACAGTTATGCGCTGAAAAGCCCACAGGAGGAAACAGAGAAGCAGATAAGTGACCTTATCAGCGACATAACCATATCAATGACCGCCGAGGATTATTTGAAGATGCCCGACCACATTAACATATACGACCGCGTGGAGCTGTCTCCTAAAGTGCTGGCACAGTATAAGGAGTTCGAGAAGGAGCAAGTATTGGAGCTTATCAACTCGGTCGAACCGATAAGCGCGGCAAGTGCGGCGGCTTTATCCAATAAGCTACAGCAATTCGCGAATGGCGCGATATACGATTCTGACCGAAAGGTTATCGAGGTGCACGACGAGAAGTTGGAAAAACTCGAGGAGCTTGTAGAGGCTGCAAACGGTTCGCCCGTATTGGTTGCCTACTCTTACAAGCATGACCTTGACCGCATAGTGAAGAAGCTAAAGGCATATAAGCCCGTAAAGCTGGAGAAGCCCGAGCAGATAGCCGAGTGGAACGCCGGAAAGATTAAAGTGCTTGTAACGCACCCGGCGAGCGCAGGGCACGGGCTTAACCTACAAAAAGGTGGGCATACGCTTATATGGTTCGGTAACACATGGAGCCTGGAGTTATACATGCAGTTCAACGCCCGGTTGTACCGCCAGGGGCAAACGTACCCGGTAACCGTTCATCACATCTTAACCACTGGAACGGTAGACGAGAAGATAATAAAAGCCCTGGAAGGCAAGAAACAGACGCAAGACGGGCTTATGCAGAGTATTAAAGAACTTATGGAATTTTACAGTAAGAAATGAAAAAGCTAATAGTAGTTATCGCAGTCCTACTACTAATATTGGTAGGCTGCACCGTAGTACAGCATACAACGTAATTTCAAGCTACAGCAATTAGAGCACGGGCTATCGTTGAGGGATAGTTTAATACTTAAATGATGTTAACGAAAGAACCAATGTAACGGAAAAAGCGTTATACTTGTATCAACGATTTAAAAACAAAAGATTATGGAAAAGTATTCAAAAGCAGTTAGTGAGATGTACTCACAGTTTAGACAGAAAGAAGCCCACCCGATGGAAAAGTATGTAGGACGATTGGTTAGCATCTTCGGCGAGAAAGTAGAAGTAGTGGGGTATAGGGACAATGAATATACATACCCACTTATAGTAGAAGCTTCCAAAATCGAAGGATGGTATGGGAAATTTTTAGACCCGCAAGATGTTGTAGTCAAAAAGTGCGAAAGATATTGGTATGCCGGTATTAATGATTTAATAGATTAGAAGATTATGATTAGAAACAAAGATTTTGCATTGCTGTACGCAGGGCGTGCGGTATTCAACAAGAACGGTGAGTATGCCGGTGTGGTAGTCGGTTGGAACGATATGCACGGCGTGATATTAGGTGTCGACCACGTGAACGGCTGGCAGTCCTGGGGCGCTAACGATATAGGCGTGTCCGAGGATGAATTCCTTTCTTATGAATACCGCAACGCCGGGATGCTGGAGGAGCCGACCGGGATGCCGGTAGAGGAAGCCCCGAAGCACAAGACGATAGGCGAGCTTATCAAGGAGCACGAAGGCGTGACGGGTATTCAATTCTCGGCGGACGAGCACGGTAATGTACAAGCCGCTTATATCCGCGGTAAGCACGGAGGTATGAAGCTTGTAAGCATGGGAGATGGTTTAGAAAATGTATCGCCAAAAATATGGGAGGAAAAAGTATGGGGGGAAAAGGTATGGAGGCATTAATGTGTTTATTCGGAATAGCAATCGGTGCGGGTTTGGTAACTGGTTTGTGGTTTGTGGCTAAATTTGCAGCCCGTAATATAGATGGGGAGTACGACGAGTAATGGAGTGTTTAACGAAAATGACTAAAGAACCAAAGCTACCCCATAAGCTTAAATGGGGCGATAGGACAGCCGCAAGGGTTGACGAAGTGGAATACCTCATCGGTATTAGGGTAGTGGGCTACACGAGCCTAAAAGACGTGATTATAGTAGAAGTACATGAGAGTGTGGCACACGCCAGAGGATTTAATGAGCGTAGGTGGATATGTATTCATGAAGAAGCCTCGAGCGGGGGCACGTTACAAGTATATAAGACTTAAGGACATTGTACATGAAGAAAGTTAGTTTTATGGATATAGCGGTATGCCTCAATGTACACACGTTCATCATTTGGGAGTTCATAAGGCGGTACGGCTTCGAGAAGGGAGTTAAAAAGGATAGATGGGGGCGCGGTAGCGTATCAGCCCGTGAATGCCGGAAGTGGATAGATAAGCTGGCGGCCTATATAGAGGGGCAGGGTTTCACGTACAAGCAGGAAGTTAATAAGCGGCAATACTTGTTCCGTGATGAGGCAAGGCGCGATGAGGAGAAGCGGAACGAGCAAGACGTGCCGAGGCGATACACCATCGACAGGCAAGGAAGGATAAGCCGGGCAACTCTTTTCCCCGATGGGTCTATAATGATTTGGTATTGGAGCGTTGATGGTTGGCTATTTGATAGGTGGGAAAGCAATAAAGTTACTAAATGATAGTGCCCCTTACGAATAGCATATGCCTTTAAAAAATGATAGCAAAAGGGCGGTTTCGGCTTACAAATAGTCAGAAATCGCCCTTTGTCATTATATTTTACGAAAGCTCAATTCTTAAAAAGTGTTTAGATTGTTAATTGAAAAATGCTTATCAAAATGCGCACCGTGCTAACGTGCTGATAATCAAGTATGGCAAGTAAAAAATATAGGCGTGTCACAGTCCTTGTCTCACTTAACTCGCTGACCTACAATACCGTTAACAGTTACTGTGCCAGGAAAAATGTAGGGTGGCACAGCAAGTGGCACAGATAACTCACTGAACTATATATAGTTATCTATACTGTGCCACTAAATAGTATAAAATAGGTATAACACTTTATTTGGAAAAATATATGGTAATTGCAATGTAGAGATAGCAGTAATATATACTATTTATAAAATAAGTGTTAGAGAAGTGCTTTTTGCCTGGCACAGTGGCACAGTCGCTCTAACGGTCTGATACATAGCGCGTTATCTGTGCCACCCGAGGTGTGCCACCAGAAACGTGCCTGGCACAGTAGGCAAAAACGCTTGTAACTCGTTGTGTGATAGCGCGTTATCTGTGCCGCCCCCTACTTTGTAAAATGTTTTTGATTTTCACGACTGATTGCGGTTTGGTTTGAGGCAGGAAGTTATGTACTTTTGCCCCCACACCCTTAAGGGAGTAATAGACCGCGTACACATGGACATTATCCAATATCCCATGCACGCACAAAACCAATTAACGATTATGGCAGGAAGAACAAAGAAAGAAGCCGCCCCCGATACGAAAAAGGAAATCAAGAAAGGGCAGGCAACCGGGACACCCCCGAAACCAAAGGACGAGCTAAAGGCATGCACACAACTTTATGAAGTAGTGCAGACACGAGGCGTGAACGGTGCGACGCTTAACAGCATCGACGAGTGTATTAACTACGTAGCGGAGTACATGAGCTTTTGCGAGAAGAACCCCTATATACAATACGAGATACTGAAGGGCGGTGCGGCAGCAGGGCAGAAGGTACCCATAGAGAAGAAACGCGCGCCCTCTGTTGGCGGTTTCTGCCTTTTCATAGGCTGGTCTATAAAAGACTTCAATAAGAACATAGCGAAGCTGGAAAAGGCTTCCGAGACGAACCCCGATGCCGAGAACCTTCTATTAGGTTATACACTTATAAAGGAGCTTATAACAACCGAGATGGACGAGGCGGCCCTTGCGGGGATGGTCGATGCCAACTACATGGCGAAGCTACGAGGACTGCGAGACCTTAAGGACGTAACAAGCAATGGCAAGGAGGCAGGCACAAAGGCTATGCAGGTCAATGTGCTTTCCGAGGATGCCGTTAAGAACCTACAAAAGTTAGGGGGCATCTGATGAATGTAACATACACATTTGAAAAGCTATTGGCGGCTTTCGTTGACCCCCGAATACGTGGTGTCGCGTCAAAGGGCGGCACACGTTCCGGCAAGACGTGGGCAACGTTGCAGATGTTGCACCTCCTTTGCTCCAACTCCGAAAAGCCCCTTATCATTTCGTGCGTTGCCGCTACACTTCCGATGGTGAAACGAGGCATGCAGCGAGACTTCAGACAGATGCTGGCAGCCGAGGGCGTATGGGATGAGAATTCGTTCAACAAGACCGAGGGGTGTTACACATACCCCAACGGGTGCATGATAGAGTTCTTTGGCGTCGATAACGCTTCAAAGGTGCACGGCCCCGCACGTGATATTCTGTTCGTCAACGAGGCGCAGGGCATACCCAGGGAAATCTTTAGGCAGCTTGATATCCGTACACGTAAAAAGGTTATTATCGACTTCAACCCGGTACGGAAGTTTTGGGGGGAAACCGAGTTCGTAGGTGACAGATACGTAACCATCCACTCAACGTACAAGGATAACCCGTACTTAACCAAGGAGCAGGTAGGTGCTATCGAGAAGAACAAGAACGATGCCAACTGGTGGCGCGTCTACGGAGAGGGCGAGACGGGCGGTGTAGAGGGCAACGTATATCCGAACTACGAAGTTATCGACGAGCTACCCGAAACGTTCACCGGGCGATGTATCGGGCTTGACTTCGGTTTCGTTAACGACCCTACAGCGATTGTCGATATACGCTTTGAAGGCTGGGACTTGTACGTAGACCTTCTCTGCTACGAGACGGGTCTACTTAACAGCGCCATCGCGGACTACTTGACCGGGCAGGGGCTTAACCGCGTAGTTACCGTGTGTGACAGTGCAGAGCAAAAGAGTATCGTGGAACTTCAGCAAAGACGTATCAAAGCAATACCGTGTGTGAAGGGGCGCGGCTCTATCTCGGCTGGCATAGCCCAGGTCTCCCAGTTCAAACTGCACGTAACGAAAAGAAGCGTTAAGATGCTGGACGAACTGGATAACTACAAATGGATAAAGGACGAGGCGACCGATACGTACACCAACGAACCTATAGATGCCTGGAACCACTCACTCGACGCTTTGCGTTATGGCGTAGATTACCTAATACGTAAATACCGCCCTAAGTAGCATTTGCTTGCCCTCTACGGGCTTTTCTCCCCAGATAGTGGGTAACTACTAACCGCGACAAAGAAAGTCGCTTAAAACGCTTTAAAATGAAGAATTTACTTTTTAGACTATCTTTCAAAATTGCTAATATCCGTAATCGCGCGGCAATGCTCCGTATCGCGAACATGCCCGCCGATGGCACGGTACGTATGACGCGCGATGAGGAACGCTTGCTCAAAGACATGATTAAGTACCTTAAGCCTTCCCAGGTAGCAACCCGTAACGGCAAAGCAGTGTACCGCCTTAAGGACATCGAGGAAATTGGTTTATGGGCTATCCTTGAAACACGAAGAGCCGAGGACGCGTTAGGGCGTATCAAGGCATGGACTGACGATAACTATGAACCCGTTACCGTCGTCGATGCCGTGAAGCTTGACAAATTCATAGTTAAACAGTTGGAAATAGCCGATGGCCTCGAGCAGGTGATTTTCCAAAACATGCACGGCAAAAGCGGTGAAAGCGCGTTGACCGGCGATGAGAATATCAAGCAGGCAAAGAACCTTCTCGGGCTGGTGCAGGTAACAGCCGAGCTTTTCCACTGTAGCTTTGACGAAGCGAAGCAAGTCAACTACTCGGATGCTATGCTGGCAATCGCCAAACGTAACGACGAGATAGAGAAAGAGAAACGTGAATTAAAGAAACAACAATCTAAAAACCGTTAACATATGACCTTTGAGACAATTTACAATACAGCGAATACACGTGCGGCAGCTTTAGGGCTGCCTCTCATATTCGGAGATACAGCCGTACAGAACGTAGCGGCTAACAGTCTGTCTGTAGACTTCTTCACTCTGGATATAACCACGGGCTTTTATAACGACGTGAACGTACCGAGAAGCAACGGCTACACAATCGTAATTCGTTGTATGGGTACGTCTGAGTATATGCGCGATGATGCTGTAGAGATTGCGACACTGATACGCACCGACCAGCTTTTGCAGGATATGTTGGCAGCCTTTGTGTGCGGCTACGAGATTGGCTCTATTCGCTTGTCGAAAGTGCAGAACCAGTACGACAGCATTAAATCTGGTTGGGAGGCCGTTTTGGATGTATACAAATTCGGATAGCAGACTTGACGCGGTTTGTTTCGTAGCGATTTACTACGTACTTTTGTGCGTCGTTAACTAATGAACGGCACATGAAACTATGAAGATTATCAGAAACAAGTTTATCCCCTTTAAGGGCTTCAAAGCGATTAACCTCTTTGGCGTGTTGTTCGTTCGCGGCAATGCCTATATAGGTGAAAAGACAATAAGACACGAAAGCATTCACACCAAACAGATGCGTGAAATGCTTTATGTGCCTTTTTACGTTTGGTATGGTATCGAATGGGTGATACGTTACTTTGCGTGGAGTTTTGAAAAGAAACCATGTGACCCGAATGATAAGCCATATGATAGAATGGGCTTCGAGAAGGAAGCCTACGGCAACGAGCACGATACCGAATACCTAAAAAACCGTAAACCGTACGCATGGTTTAAATACTTGTAAATCATGAACAGCGAAGTAGTACAAGCGGTTAAAAAGATTCGTGATGAGATTGTAGCCAACTACTACGCTATGAAGCTGAACGCCTCGGGTAACTTCGATAAGCAAACACAAGTCGAGGAATATCCCGGTGGCGTTCGTATTGTAGCCCCAGCGTACATCTATCAGATGGAAGACGGGCGTAGACCCGGCACAATGCCGCCCATATCCGCTATCAAGCAATGGATTAAGGACAAGAACGCGAACGCCGGCACGGACATACCCGAAGAAGCCGCCTACGCGATTGCCTATGTGATTAAAAGGGACGGTATCAAAGTACCTAACGAATACAACGAGGGGGGCGTAGCAAGTAAGATATTAACCCCCGAACTTATCAAGCGCGTAACGGTAGAAGTTAACCGTATTATCAGCGCAGAGATATTAACAATTTTAACTAAAAAGCAATGATTATACGAAATCTATTAACTAATGTAACTACCGCAGAAGCTGGCTATACGGTAATCGGCAGCATAGGCGCGGGTATTTACCGCCCTATACGCTTGGAGCAGGTGGGCGCGGTTACCAGTATAGCCCTTATCTTTTCACGTAATGGGGCTACCAAGGCAACCGCCGTAGTTACCCCATACGAGGGTGCTATATTGGATATGTCAATGATGGCAGCAGCCACACCGAGTATAACGGAGAGCATCAACGCAGGCTTGGGGTTTACTGACTTCGTAGACATGGTGCAAATACAATACGTGGAGGGTACACTGAAATCTATCTTTATGCGCGTTATACACTCTCCGGCAGCATACGCGCGTAACGCTTGGGACGCGAGCACTATTAATCTATCCGACTACGGTAATGGGCTGTTTAATCAGTTGGACTTTAATTGTGCTTCGTTCCTTAACAGCCCATTAACGGGTGCGCCGTTTAACTTCGCATTGCGATACGGGCAGCAAACCGCAAACTCGGGCGGCAGACTACGGTACAGAGAAGGGGGCACAGGAAGCTCACTTATTTGGGCGAATACGGCATTTTCCGCGGGCCGGAACTTGCCTCCGCTTGTATTTAGAACCGAAAATGACGCCAGTGTATGGGGCTACGCACGATTTGAACGTAAATACCCGTATTGCCCCGACCCCAGCAAACGGGTAACGCTTCGATGGCTTAACAGCAAAGGCGCCTACGATACGATGTATTTTGGCCAATACCGTATTGTGCCTACTTACTTGGTTAACTTCTCGGGCGGCAACCGTGTGTTGTCCTACGACGTTACGATAAACGCAGTAGTAACGGACGATAACCAAAACGCGCTGTACTGGCTTTCACGTTCGGGCGAGGTTGCCGGGGTATTCCCTTTGGCTACAAACCAGTGGGCACGCGTTACGATACAGAACCCGAACGCGCTGAACATACAAGGCGGTGCGACGGGACGGGTAGCCGCGTTTAAATGCAAATTTGAAATAGTAGAACCTTAACAATATGGACTTAACGATACGAATTAATGGGGAAGTGATAGACGGTGTTTCCGCTAACTCGGTAAAACTGACTATCAACAACCCCGACCCCCTAAAATTCACGGAGCAAACGGTCAGTTACTCCGGGACAATCAACATACCGCGTTCAGAAGTGAACGACCGGGTATTCCGTTCTGAACGTTTCCCAGGGAAGTTCATAAGGACAGCCCCATACCGCGCCGAATTGTATTTTGGGGGCTTCAATATTCCGTTCGGTGGAGGCTTGTTCCGTGCCCGTGTATCAGCAGACCCGGATAGCTATACGATTGAACTCATTGAAACCGTATCGAAGCTTTCGTCGTTACGTGCCCCGGTGGTGGCAATACCTACCTTTGAAACGCCGGCATATCAGTTTTCGACGTACGAGGATAGTCTTAACTATGCGTACCCCACCCCGGTAGTTATGTCCAACCTATACGCGTTTAACGGGACGACACCCGTAGGACTCGCATACGTGGCAGACCGGGAAACGAAAACAGCAGGCGATTACAAGGACGCGGAAAGTCAGTTGGTCTTTAAGGGCGCGCATGACGGGCTTAAGGGTTCGGTGTATGCCGCCAATTACATGATAGCCGAGAATAACGACGTAGCAACATGCTTCACATACATGGTGGGTTCTACGTTTGACCTTGAATTCACTTCCGATTCATTCGTTATCCTACCGCCTACCACCCCGGCAACCGTTTACCTACGAAGTAACGGGGGCACATTTGCTTTGCCTTTCGCGCGCGGAACGGTAAGACCTGATGGTAATTATCCCTACTACCCGGTTAAGCCTGGAAGCACATCATGTATAATAACGCCAAGACCAGCACGAGACTTGAATTTCGGGTTTACAACCTCTTCGAGTTCTATGGTTTACTCGGGTACGCCTATTACTTCCGTACCTACTACCGAAGCGTATTATATATCGTTCCGTATTAAGGCGGTTGGGTCTCCTTCATATGCCTGGGACTTGGTGTCAACGATGGGACTGAACACCCCGTTCGATATTGTGCAGGCGTTTTGCAAAGCGTTTTGCTGGACTTATGAGTTTCAGTCCCAACCGTTTTTGCTGGCACTCAAACCGTTCGTGAACCCGTCTACTTCGTCGACGTATAGAATTAACTGGACGGGGAAAATAGACCCAACAAGTGTTAAGGTGTCCGAAGCGGAAGGGGCAGCACGTACATACGCTGTAAAGGTAGGCGAATTAACGCAAACCGTGGGCGGCTATGGCGGTGCAATAGCCACACAGGAGACAGCAGGAGAAAGTAACTTCCCAGTAAACCCAGGCGCACCGAGGCCCTACGCCACCATGATACGGGCAAGCGGTGCGAGTTGGATACCCGATAACTATTTCAACCGTGCCAGTGGTTACCGTGCTACGATAGCAGGGCATTATGACCGTTTTTCCCCCGGGTGGCAGGTGACGGCTAAAATGAACCTATCGTATTTTGATATACAGAAAATGAAGTCCGACGCGCTTTATTTCGTAGGTGAGCTTAACCACTGGTTTTATCTCAGAACGCTAAGCAATTGGGACCCGTCAACAGGGAACGCGAACGTTACGTTAATCGCAGTTAAAAATTAATAATTTGGATTATGGCAACAGAAAAAGTTACTCTACTCGACCTCTCGTTTGATACGTCTTCCGCCCTTGATGGGCTGGACGCTCTTATAGCAAAGTCCGTCGAACTGGCAGAAACAAAGAGCCAGCTAATGGCAGCACTTAAGGACGAGAAGAAGCAGTTGGACGAGGCAGGAAAGGCATACAAGGCTGGGACAATCGGACAGGACGAGTATAAAAAGGCGGTAGGCGATGCGGCAAAGGCTCAGATAGATTTGAAAAAGCAGTTGTTGGACGTTAACGCCTCTATCTCTGATAACAACCGCGAGATAAAGACGAACACGACGCTCCTTAACAGCCAAGAGGATAGCGTGGACGCCTTGCGCGCCCAACTGGCAAAGAATACCAAGGAGCTAAACGCCATGAGTGCGGCAACTCGTAACAATACGGACGAGGGGAAAGCGCTTGTTACCGAGACCAAAGAGATTTCCGACAAACTTAAGGAGATGGAAAAGGCAGTAGGCGATAACCGTAGGAACGTAGGTAACTATGCGGAAAGCATACAGGAAGCAATGAGCAGCACGCAAGGGCTTTCTGGGGCTACGGCGGCTATGGCTACGTCTCTATCGGGGGGTGTGAACATCCTAAAGGTGTTTAATGCTACGCTGAAAGCTAACCCTATACTTGCTATCGTGTCGGTTATTCTGGTTCTCATATCCACGGTTGAAAAACTGATGAAACGTAATAGCGAGATGGCAGCAAACCTAAAGGCGGCGTTCGCTCCGTTTGAGGTTATCTTCTCCCGGATACTCGACGGCATCACCAACATGTTGAGCGGTGTCGCAAAGGCTTTCGAGTGGGTGAGCGAAAAGGTTGTTAACTTGCTTTCGTCTATCGGTCTGATTACCGAGGAGACCACTAAGGCAGCGAACGCAGCCAAAGCACTATCCCAGCAGGAATTAGCGATATACGAGGCGGAAACAAAGAACCTTGTTACCGTTAGTGCGATGCGTAGAGAACTGGAAGCACAAAAGACGCTTGTAGGAGACCAGCTAAAGAGCATGAACGAACGGAACGCAGCCGCGCAACGGGGTATTGCCATCCTTAAGCAGATGGAAGCCGCGGAAGTCGGTGTGTTGAAGCAAAAGTACGAGCAGATAAAGGCGCAAAACGAACTCGGATACACATCCAAAGAGGATAGAAGGGCGGAAATGCAAGCGCTCGCAGACCTTCAAAGCAAGCAAGCCGAATACATTGCACAGCGTAAAGAGCTGGAAAACCAGGCAAGCGGATTGGTAGCCCAGCAGAACGCAAATAACGCAGCGGCCTTTAAGGCTAACGAGGAGAAGAAAGCGGCGGCGGCTATCAAGGCAGCGCAGGATGCGGAAAAAGCGAAGCGAGAATTGCAAGAACAGACCATCAAACAGTTCGAGGAAGCGCGTACCAAGTTAGAACTATCTTTGCAGGAGAAGGAAATAGGAAATGACAGCATAAAACTTAAGCTTGAAAACGAAAAAGCCTATGTAGAGGAAAGTCTAAAGCTTGAGCGTTACAGACTGGAGCAGGGTTTAATCTCGCAACAAGAGTTCGCCAACCGGGAACAAGCGTTCCAGTTAGGTGTGCTCCAACTGGAACAACAGATGCGTGAAGAACAAGACCGCACCGAAAAGGAAAGGAAAGCGCTTGACGAAGCAAACCTAAGGGAATTGAAGATGGCCAACATAACCAACGAATACGAGTTAAGGCAAGCCGCATTAGACGCCCAATACGCCCAGGAAATCGCAGCAGCCGAGAAGATAGGGGCGGACACGGCTCTCATCCAATCGAAGTACGAGAAGGCTAAAGAGGACAACACAAAGGCACGCGTTAACGCTGAATTGACTATGACGGCAGGGCTGGCAGGTCAGATGTCTACTTTGCTGGGCGAGGAGAGTGAAATCGGTAAGGCGTTCGGTGTGGTTCAAGCAACCATTAACACTTATATCGGTGCTACTAAAGCACTGGCACAAGGTGGTATACTCGGCATCGCACAAGCCGCGATAGTTATTGCTTTCGGTATGAAACAAGTCGCTACGATTGCAAAACAGAAAGACCCCGATACGAAAATTAACACTTCCGTTAAGAAGTATGCAAAGGGCGGTCAGATATTCGGCAAGTCACACGCACAAGGCGGTGTAACATTTCGGGGAGATAACGGGCAGGTGTTCGAGGCCGAAGGAGGCGAGAACGTCTATATCATGAAGAAGACAGCGAGTGCAGAGATTAACGCCCTATCAGCCATTAACGAGGCACATGGGGGCAACTCTTTCGGTACGTCCGGGCTTTACAAGTTTGCCGATGGCGGTATGGCCGCAAGCATCTCCGAAGCAAACCGAATGGTTAGGCAGTCCGATAACGTGCGCCTATCAAGCGAAAGCATTAACCAACTGGCAGGGGTTGTTATCGACGCAGTTATGAGCATGCCCAACCCGGTTGTATCGGTGCAGGACATCAACGCAGGGCAAAACGACGTGGCGGTAGTCAAGGGCTTCGCAACTTTCTAATATTAATCAACTCGTGCAGAGGTGGCGCATACGACAAAAGGCGCTATCTTTGCACGTGTTACAACAAAAACAATTTTATGAAATTCAAAAAACTTAGAATTATTCAAGCCGGGTTAACGACCAACTTTGGGATGTACGAGGGTGGGGAATACCCCCTTTCGATTACGGAAGCGGCAGTTAAAAGCGTTGTAGCGCTCGGAAACCTTAAGCCAGTTCATTGCAGACGTACCCACAACGGCAGTGATATGCTGGACGGGTATTTAGGCAAATTTACGAACTTCGTTTACGAGAATGGCGCGGCCTTTGCCGATTTCGAGATGTCCGAAGCACTTGAGACAGCCTACCCCAATGAGGCGAAGTTTATCTCAACCATGATAGAAAAAGAGCCCGATATGTTGGGTGTTTCTGTAGTTGGTTATAATGCGGTAGAATTGAATGACGGTATTCTTTACGTTACCGAATTTGTGGAGTTGTATTCATGTGATTTAGTGGGGCTTCCAGCCGCCACGGAAAGCCTTTTTAATAACAATAAAACAGAGAAAAAAATGAACAAATTTTTCAGCTCGTTTGCAAACTTGTTTCAGAAGACGCAGTTTGCAACGGAAACAGTAGAAACCGTGGATGGTAATAGCATTACTATTGAGGCGGCTGGTGAGGTGATGGCTATCGGTGATAAGGTCTTTGATAGCGAAGGCAACGTTCACCCGGATGGTGAAGTGCAGATTCAAGTCGAGGAGGGTATTTTGGTTATCACGATTGAAAACGGAGTGATTACCGAGGTTAAACCCTACGAGGCAGAAGAAGTGGAAGTAGAACCCGAAACAGCAGCCGTACCCGAAGAGTTTTCTAACCGTATCGCAGCACTTGAGACATCTATCGCAACGTTGACCGCTTCAATGGCAGCAATGACCGCACAGTTTAGCCGCGTAACAGCGAAACCCGGTGTTCCCCAGGTAAGTATTCCGAAGGACAAGAAGAAAGAAACAGCCCTTAGCCGAGACGCGGTGGCCGAAGCGGCAAAGAGATTTTACAAAAAATAACAAACAAAAAAATTAAGAAATTATGGCACTTACATTTACAGACCTTAACAAACTGAACATTAACAGTTTGAACGAAGTTATCTCTTTGACCGTCGGTTTGGCCGGTGAGATTTCTAACGGTATCACCGTACTTAACGGTATCGCTAACAACACGCCCGTTGTTTCCCTTACAGCAGCCGACAAGGCTTTGCGTAAGTCAGCAGGTTGTGGCGGTGAATACTTCTACAATAACGTAAAAGACAAGGTTAAGTATTACACACACGCCCCAATTGAATTGCCCATCGAAATCTGTTTGCAGTCTTTGTGGGGTAAAATGGTGGCACGCGGCATCAACTTGGAGGACGATTTTTCCGCAACCGATTTGGCAGGTTTCATTCAGTCCGAAGTATTGAAGGTATTGGAAGCTGACTTGTTGCGTCTCGCATGGCTGGACGGTGATGTTAAGGCAGAGGCTACCGGATATGGTATCTTTACGCGTGGCGGTATCATCAAGCAATTCAAGGATAGCGGAGAGACCGAAAACGTTCTGACGCTCAGCACAGCCGGCGTTCTTGCTGCACTTCGCGGAGCTATCGACGCACAGCGCCCCGATACACTCGACACCTCGGAGTTCTTCGTAACGTCTAACGTTATGCGCCTTTATAAGAACATTTTGCAGGATAGAGATAATAGCGCTGCACAGTCCGACATCGTTGACGGCCGCCCGGTTTACTTCTTCGAGGGGTACAAGATTAACGAACTTCGCCACGTGTCTAACGCTGCCTTGGTTGACGGTAATACGGACGCTTTCATAGTATTCACGCCGAAGGACAACATTCAGATTGCCTTGGAAGGTAGTTCTACTAACATTGCTCCTTTCATCCAGGACGCCAAAAGCCGTAACTACTACTCACAGACTTTGTTCGCGGCTGATGCCATGCTGGTTGCACCCGAAAAAATGCAGATGTGGTTGACAGCGAAAGCATAAATAAATCAATCAATTACTAATAAAAGGGGTTGGGACATTAACCCAGCCCCTTTTTCATTTCAAATAATATGGCAAAAAATTGTTTAGACAAGCTTGCTTCCGGTATCACTATAGGGTGTACGATTCCGCAGGTCGGTGTTAAAGACATCTACTTAATGCACGCGGGGGACGTTACGTTCGCATATGAACCCACACTGAATCGTATATCTTCCGTCGCGTTTGCAGCAGGCGCAAAATCGTACAAGGTAGAAGGATATAAGCAAAATATCCAGGTTAACGGGTCTCTAAAGTCTTTAGACGCCTCGGCTACTATGGACGCTTCAGTTACGTTCAAAGTTCGGCTTGACGCGGCGGCGACCGACTTTGTTAACACTATAACTACAGGCAAATTCCATGTTCTTGTTATATACAACAGTGGAGAACAAGTAATTTTAGGCTCTACTGTACCACTCGAATGCTCGGCGGCGGATTTCGATTCTAACGCTAACGCTACTATGATTACACTAACACTGTCTACGCCCGAAGGTGCGGCAGGATGTCCTATGGTCGTAC